GCTGGCAGACGGACGGCAGGTACAAGGAGCTCAGGTCGCTGCAGAGCTGAACCGGCAGATGCGGAAGCATCCGGAATTGCGCAAGGTCTATGGCCAAAGACCGGCAGCTGCACAGCAGCAGGCGCAGGAACCGGAGCAGGCGGAGGCACAGACCGGAGAAAAGACCCGACAGGAGCGCTGGGACGAGCTGATTAAGGGCGAGTTCAAGGATTTTTACGGCCAGGGCGTGCAGAACGCGATTAAGGACCGGTTTAAGAATCAGCAGGACGCGACCAAACAGCTCGAAGCGCAAAATGAAGTGCTGGCAATGGCCATGAAGGACCGCGGCGTGAATTCTCTGGACGAGCTGAGAAAAAGCTATCAGAGCACAGACCCGGACCTGGAAGCCGAGGCGGAAAAGGCCGGAATGACCGTGGATGCCTTATTGACATTGCGGGCGCTGCAGAAAGAAAAACAGGAGCGCGACGAGCGCGAACGGCAGACCCTGGAGGAGCAGAAAACAATCGAGCATTACCGGAAACTGGTTATGCAGGCGGAGGAGCTGAAAAAGGTTGTACCGGAGTTTGACCTGCAGAAAGAGCTGAACAGCGACCCGGAATTTTTCAGGCTTACGACAAAAGAAGTCGGCCTCAGCGTGAAAGATGCTTTTTATGTACGGCACGGCGAGGAAATCGCTGCAGCGAGCATGAAGGCCGGCATGGAGCGCGCGCAGAAGCAGATGAGCCAGACGATCCGGGCACAGGGCATGCGGCCGGTCGAGGGAGCCGCGCACGGGCAGGGGCAGCCCGCGGTGAAAGCCAGTTTTGACTTCAACGCAATGACCCCGAAAGAAAGAGAAAAATTCAGAAGCCAGGTAAAAGCCGGGAAGGTTGTGATACCTGGCAGTTAAGAAGGAGGAATACCCATGATTAAACTGTGGATGGACCTGCAGCTGTTTGCGGATGCAGGAACCCTGGTTAATGCGACCGGTAATTACGTTAATGCGTATACCGGAGCAACCGAGAGCTTTACACCGGGCACCAGCGATCTGAGCAGCCTGGACAAGACTTATTACGATACCACCGTGCTGGACAACGCGCGGGAAAAGCTGTTCTATACGCAGCTCGGTAAGCATCAGAGCCTGCCGGCGAATCACGGCCGGACCGTGGAATTCCGCAGATGGCAGACCCTGGGCGTTGTACACCAGCTGACCGAAGGTGTTATCCCGACCGGCCGGAAGATGAGCCAGGTTGCGATCACCTGCCAGCTGACACAGTGGGGCGATTACGTCGCCATTTCCGACCTGATGGACGCGCACAGCATCGACGAGCCGAAAACCGCGGCTGCTGAGGAGCTGGGCGCTGCCGGCGGCCTGACGAACGACCTGCTGACCCGGAACGTGCTGATGGGCGGCACCAATATCATCTTTGCCAGTGCCTACAACGGCGACACCTATGTAAGCACGCCGAGCACCGAATCCGCGCTGCAGACCGCGCTGGCCAGCTACACCTGCAACCTGACTGTGCGTGAGCTGAAAAAGGCCGCCACCAACCTGAAAAAGGGCGCGAAGAACGTGCGCTACCAGGGCAAGTATTATGTGGCCGTCGTACATCCGGATGTTGCAGAGGACCTGAGCTATGATAAGGCGTGGATTGACGCGCGGATTTACACCGACGCGGAGGACATTCTGGCCGGCGAGCTGGGCCGCATGCACGGAATCCGGTTTGTTGAAAGCAACAATGCGCCGGTTATTAAGAGCTACGGCCAGGATTACGCGACCTACAAGACCATGGTCTTTGCGAAGGATGCCTTCGCCGTGATCGACGCGGAAGGCGGCGGCATGGAAACCATCATCAAGACCAAGGGCGAAATCGGCGGCCCGCTCGAACAATTCGGCACCGTTAGTTTGGCAGCGGCTTAATCGGGAAACCGATTTAGAAAACCCCGTGAATTCAGGGAAAACCTCCCAGTCATCGAACGCTGAGAGACAATCCTGATCCAAGCGCGAAAGCGAAGGAGCAACGACTATCGAAAGCATAGCACCGGAGAAACACCGATGTGAAGAAGCAAGTAGAGTAGATCCAATCGGATCGAAGTGCGGGGCATCAGCAAGCGGTAACAGCGAAGCTGATGATGATATAGTCTGAACATCATGGCGACATGGTGCAGCGGAAGCGGGTAAGATTGGGACACTTACCGAACGAATTGAGGCGTGAAGTTCAGCATGGCGGCGCGGATTCTGTACCAGGAGCGGATGGTAACCATCTGGAGCGGCTCCAGCTACTCCAGCACCGCGACCGACAACAGCGAACTGGACAGCTGGGAAGCTGCCTGATGACGTAAAACCCGGACGGGATGAACATCCCGCCCGGGGATATCGCAAAGAAGGAGGAAAACAAGCATGAAGCACCTGAAAATGGACCTGCAGTTGTTCGCCGGCGCCCTGACGCTGACCACTTATGCTGACGCCGGATACAGTGCCTGCAGCGCGAGCGCTTCCAGCAGCCTGGCCAAGGACGATGAAGTGACCTATACGCTCACGATGGCGACCGGCAAGGAGTTTGCGGACTGCGAGATCATCGCGGGCGGCGCGACCTACAACCCGGAGACGAAAAAGCTCACGATGGGCGCGAGCAACGCGGTCGTTTACTTCAAGAGCAAGGCCAACGCCACCTACAAGGTGACGGAGAACTGCTACTGCAACGTGAACGGCACCGTGACCAACCTGAAGCGGAACATGGTACTGGTGAAGGGCGCGAACGGCGAGATCACCGACGTGACTTGCACGGGCTCGGACCTGAGCAGCCTGAACGCGAGTGTCATCAGCCAGCTGGTAGCGGCCGGCGTGCTGGTGAAGATCTGATGAGAACGGCCCAGGGGCCGTGATCATACATCTTTCATCTTTCCGAAGCGGCCGGCGGGTACTCCCATCCCCGCCGGCTGTGACGGAAGGAAAACGGAATCGCCCACCTACGGGCAGAAAGGATGAACACAATGGCAACAAAGAAGACGGCCGCGCCGGCGGAGGAAACGCTGGACGCGGTACAGGCGGAGGAAACACCGAAACAGGAAGCCCCGGTGAGCGAGAACGAGCAGCTGAAAAAGATGCTGCAGGACATGATGGGCACCATGCAGGCGATGCAGAGCCAGATGCAGAGCCAGCAGGAGCTGATAAGGCAGCTGCAGAACGGACCGCAGCAGCAGACCCGCGCAAAGACACAGAGCGAGATCGACAGCGAGCGAATCCAGCAGATTGCCAAAGAGGCCGCCGAGGCCGGGAAGGACGCCTGGGAGATCGAGGTCGAAGTATTTGTCCCGCACCGCGACAAGGGTGAGGACAAGTGGTACTGGGTGAGCATCAACGACCGGACGGCGCAGATTCCTGCGGACGACCGGGTACAGAAGATGAAGCTGCCTTTCGCGCTGATCCTGACGGACGCGCTGAAGGCCAAGCAGCGGGAAGAGGACTTCATCGACGGGATCAAGGTATACGACCCGAAAACCAACCCGCACGAAGGCAGACTGTAAAAGAAACCGACAGGCGGAAAGGCGGGCGCTTTTCCGCCTGTTTTCAGTAAGGAGGACCGGAGAATGAAACCGAGCGAAGCAATCAACCTGGCAGACCAGATGAAGGCGAACATGATGAGCAGCGAGCTGAAGCTGAGATTCCTGAACGAAGTGGAGGCGCGGGTGCACGGCGAGATCATCATGAAGCACGAACACACCACCGCGCAGGAGGAGTGCCCGGTTTATACGCTGCCGGCTTCTCCGGGCGACGAAGAGCCGGACATGCTGGTGCCGGACAAGTACGCCATGATGTATCCGTACTGGATAGAGAGCCGGATCGACGAGCAGGACCGGGAATGGGACGACTACAACAACCACCGGACGCTGTTTGAAGCGGAGTGGAACAACTTCTTCGACAGCTATATCCAGGATCATATGCCGCTGACGGCAGCGGCGACATTCACGGTATAAGGAGGCGAGGGCGATGCGGACCATGCCCCAGCTGCGGGACGGCGCAAAGGCCACGCTGATGACCAGCGCCTTCTACGGCTATAACCACAACGAAATCATAGCGGACGGCGAGTGCCACGACATGAAAAACCTGTCGGGGGACGGCTATCCGCTTTTGACGCTGCGACGGAAACGCGGGATAACCAGCCTGGACGTGGAAGGGCAGGACCCGGTGCCGCTGACCGGCATCCACGGCCGGGACCAGCTGGTGTTTGTGCGCGGCGATACGGTGTACTACAACAACAACCCGATTACCGGGATCACGCTGAGCACGGCGGAGGGCATGGTGCCCAAGAGGATCGTGAGCTTCGGCGCGTATGTGATCATCTTCCCGGACAAGAAGTACTTCAACACGGCGGACGTGACGGAGTACGGCAGCATTGACCGGGCATACAGCGCGGCCGGCAGCGGGATCAGCCTTTCCATGTGCCGGATGGACGGGAGCAATTACCCGGGCGGTATCTCTCCCGGCGTAAACCCGCCGGCGGACCCGGAGAACGGAGCGTACTGGCTGGATGAGAGCGGGGAAAACGACGTGCTGCGGAAGTGGAGCGCGGCCACCGAGGAATGGACCGAAGTCGGGACCACCTACGTGATGATCAGCGGGACCGGGATCGGCGCGGGACTGAAGGAATACGACTGCATTGAGATCAGCGGGATGCAGCTGGCGGGCGAGGACCAGGACGCGGCGCTGGAGGCGGAGGTCAGCAACCTGAACGGCAGCATGATCGTGTACGGCTGCGGGGACGACTATATCGTGGTGGCGGGCCTTTTGCGGCAGGCGGTGGAGACCGGCGACCTGAGCGGAACGGTGAACGCGGATCTGATTGTTCCGGACATGGACTTCATCTGTGAAAGCAATAACCGGCTGTGGGGCTGCAAGTACGGCATTGTCGACGGCGAAGCCGTGAACGAGATATACGCCAGCAAGCTGGGCGACTTCCGCAACTGGCGGTGCTATATGGGACTGAGCACGGACAGCTACACGGCCAGCGTGGGCACGGACGGGCCGTTCACCGGGGCGATCACCCAGCGCGGGTATCCGGTGTTCTTCAAGGAAACCGCGATTCACCGGGTGACCGGGCAGCAGCCGAGCAGTTTCAGCATCCAGACGACGATTGCCCGGGGCGTGCAGCGCGGATCATACCGGAGCCTGGCGGTGGTGCAGGAAAATGTGTATTACAAGAGCCGGGACGCGGTGATGGTATACGACGGGACCATGCCGCAGCCGATCAGCGCGGCGCTGGGCGAGGCTCTCTATTCAGATGCCCGGGCCGGCGTGCTGAAGGACAAGTACTACATCAGCATGAAGGACGAAAGCGATGACTTTGTGCTGATGGTATACGACACGGCCCACCAGACCTGGTGGAAGGAAGACGGGACCCAGGCGCTGGGATTCGGCGCGGCCGGGGACGAACTGTACTGGATTGACGAAGCGGAAAATACGCTGGTATCCGCCCGGGGAACCATGGGCACGGCGGAGGGCGATGACATCGAATGGACGGCGGAGTTCGACCTGTACGGCGTAAACTATGTGTCCGCCGGCGGAAATGACAGCCCGGACCGGGTGCGGAATGAGAAGTATGTTTCCATGTTCAAGATCCGCATGGACCTGGCGGAGAATGCCTGGATGAAGCTGTACATGCAGTACAACAGCGGCGAGTGGGAATACATCGGCCAGCGAAGCGGCACAGGACTGGGGACGTTTGTGCTGCCGGTAATCCCGAAGCGCTGCGACCATGTGCGGTACAGGCTGGAAGGCGAGGGAGGCATGCGGCTCTATTCCATCAGCAGGATCATGGAGGTGGGCGGGAATGGCTAAGACATTCATCGACCACCCGCCGATTCTGAACGGCACGGCGGAGCAGAAGATCGCGCAGCTGCTGCGGCACCTGGACGACATGAGCAACAAGCTGAACGAGGCGCTGATGACCATTACCATCGAGCAGATGACGCCGGAGGCGCAGACGGTGGTAAAAAGCGGGGCGCAGGCGGCGGAGGCGAGCCGGGAAGGCTATGAAACGCTGAAGAGCCTGATCATCAAGAACGCGGAAGTGGCGCGGCTGGCGAGCGAGGAGCTGCGGATCGCGCTGAACAAGCAGTACACGGCGATCAGCGAGCAGTTCGGTGAATTCACGCAGACGATTGACGCCCAGGTGGCGCTGACCGCCGAGGGCATTATGCAGACGTACAACGTGGAAGAACGCCTGCAGGCGGTGGAAACGGACACAGAAGACTTCATCAACAACATCAGCAGCTATATCTATTCCGGCATCCTGGACCCGAACGACCCGAGCGTGGTGGGGATCGCCATCGGGTACAACGTGACGCACGAGGACGGGACGCTGAATCAGCAGAACAAGATGGCGACATTCACGGCGGACGCTCTGACGTTCTACGTGAACGGATCGGCAGCGGCATACTTTTCGAACAACGTATTCCATATCGCACAGGGCGAGATAACGGACAGCATGCGGATGGGCAACTTCATCTGGAAGGTACTGTCCAGCGGGGCCATGGGCCTGATGAAGGGATAAGGAGAGAAAGATGGCAACAGTAACCAC